CGCTGATAACCCGCTCGTCGGATTCTTCTCCGACCTCCAAGGCACTGGTCTGCGGGTGAAGCGATGAACGTCTTCTCCCCGGAGCTGAAAGAACAATTCGCCGATCCAGTCACGCGGATCAGCTCTGGCCTTTACAAAATCATCGTCAAAAGCTCGGAAGCCTATGACGGCAAAACCGTCATCCCGTTTCGACCAAACCCGGCGCAAATCCGGCTGATCGAGAACCTCCACAATCGCAACCTGATCCTCAAAAGCCGCCAGCTTGGCTTCTCGACGCTCGTGGCGATCATGTGGCTGGATCACGCGCTGTTCGAGCCCAATCAGCGCTGCGGCATCGTCGCCCAGGATCGTGAGACGGCGGAGAGCATCTTCCGAGACAAGGTAAAGTTCGCCTACGACAACCTGCCCGCTGCTATGCGCGAGGTCATGCCGCTCGCCAAAGACAGCGCAAGCGAGCTTCTATTCGCTCACAACAACTCGTCGCTGCGCGTCGCCACGTCGCTGCGCGGCTCGACCATCCACCGCCTGCACGTCTCAGAGTTCGCCAAGATTTGCGCGAAATATCCCGAAAAGGCGAACGAGGTCATCACTGGTTCGCTCCCTGCCGTTCCGCTCGACGGCATTGCGGTCATCGAGTCCACCGCTGAGGGACAAGGCGGCCATTTTTACGAGCTTTGCAAACGGGCTCAGGAGCTTGAGCAGCAAGGCGCGATCCTCACCGAGCGCGACTGGCAATTGCATTTCTACCCTTGGCACATGGCCGAGGAATATCAGCTCGACCCCACAAACGTCGTCATCACGCCCAAAGAGCACGAGTATTTCGACAAGGTGGAAGGCGAGACAAGCTCAAGCCTGAACCTGCGACAGCGTGCCTGGTATACGAAAACCAAAAACTCCGACTTCGCCGGCGATCCGGAACGCATGTTTCAGGAATATCCGTCAACAGTCGAAGAGCCTTTCGCGCAAAGCACCGAAGGCACCTACTACGCCATTCAGCTTGCGACAGCGCGCCGAGACGGACGCATCAGCCGCGTTCCGCACGTCTCAAACGTCCCGGTCAACACCTTCTGGGACATCGGCTCCCGCGATGGCACGGCCATCTGGTTTCACCAGAGGGTCGGAGCTGAGCATCGATTCATCGCCTTCGACGAAGCCTGGGGCGAGCCCTACGGCTATTTCATTCAGCGCATGCAATCGCGCGGCTGGATTTGGGGAACACACTTCCTGCCGCACGACGCCACGCACAAACGCCAGCAAGGCGCGCGCGTCGCAAGCCCGATCGAAATGCTCGAAGAGCTGGCGCCAGGATGGCGCTTTCAGATCGTCCCGCGTGTCGATGACGTGCTGACCGGCATCCAAATGGCCCGCGCCAAATTTTCACAGGCTTGGTTTGACGAAGCCAACTGCGCAGCCGGCATCGCACATCTCGCGCTCTATCGCAAAGAATGGAACGACCGGCTCGCCGTTTGGTCTGATCGGCCGCGGCATGACGAGCACTCGGAAGCGGCCGACGCTTTCCGCCAATGGGCGCAAGGCTGGGAAGATTACTCGACGTCATCCGGCTCAGTTCCAAAACGACGCAACACGTCAGGATGGGCGGTATGAGCGACGAACTCACCGAATACGAGCTTATCGCCCTCGTTGGCGACGCGGGAGCGCTAAGATGACAGAACGCCGCTACGACCTCGACCTCACGCAGTCGCATTTCGAGCGCCGCTATGGCGACATCACCGTTTTCGGAACTTGGTTCGGCAAGGATCGCAAGCCGGCCCTCGTTCTCCTGCCAACCGCGCGCGTCGGATCACCAGACGTCACGCCTTGCGTCGTCCCGCTCTCTTCCGCCTGGACCTGGGACGAGAACACAGGCGATGGCGCGCATTGCGCGCGCGCCTCGGTCATGTTCGCCCAGACGCTTGGCCTTGGCTTCGGTCACGTCAACGAAGTCATGAAGATCACCTCGGTTATTCGCGATTGCCTGGGCGACCTCATCAACATGCCGCCCAAACCCACCGAAGCCGTCGTCGTCGCCGACGCGATCCGGACCGATTCAAGCGGCAAGCAGCATCACTCGGAGATTATCGAGCATGTCTAACGACGGATATTACGACCCCCACACGTCCGTCGATTTCTCGAAAGGACAGCTCAAAAAAGATTCGCCTTGGGATCGCATCCCAAAGGCCGAGGTCGCCATTGCGCGCAACCCGTCCGAATTGGACAGCCAGGAAAACCAAGACCTGCACACGAAGCTGATGGCGTTTTACATCCGCGAGCTTCGCCGCCAGGAAACCAACCGCGCTGAAATGGCGCTCGACCAGGAGTTTTACGACGGCAACCAGTGGTCAGACGAAGACGCCCGCGTGCTGCGCGATCGTGGTCAGGTTCCGATCGTCTATAACGTCCTCAAGCCGACACTCGACATCGTGATCGGCACCGAGAAGCGCAGCCGCACGCAGTTCAAGGTTCTGCCCCGTGGCAAAGAAGACGCGCGCGCGGCCGAGCTGAAGACACAGCTTCTCAAATATCTCCAGGACGTAAACCGCTCGCAGTTCTCCAAATCCTCCGCTTTCGAGGACGCCTCAAAGGTTGGCGTCGGCTGGCTTGAGACTGGCGTGCAAGCGGACGATGACGGCGAGCCCGTCTACACGCGCTATGAATCCTGGCGCAACATGCTTTGGGATAGCGCGTCAGTCGAAAAAGATATGTCCGACTGCCGCTACATGACCCGCTCGAAATGGGTAGACGTGGACATCGCCAATGCGCTCTTCCCAGATCGTCGCGGCATGATCGAGCAATCGGCTATCGAGTCAGATCGTTTCCTGATGGACGCCTCCCACGGCGACATCGCGATGGACACGATGGAAATTGCCGACAGCATGTATCGATCGGACCAGGCGCAATTCGCTTACAAACGCCTTCGCCTCCGCCTGATCGAAATCTGGTATCGCGCGCCGGCCAAAGTCAAAAAAGTCGTCGGCGGCCCGTTTAACGGACAGATATACGACGAGGCGCATCCTGGTCAGGCCGAGCAGGTTCGGATTGGCCGCTCTACGATCATCACAAAAACGATGATGCGCATGCACGTCGCAATCATGACGATCAAGGGCTTGCTTTTCGTTTCGCAGTCGCCCTATCGCCACAACGATTTTCCGTTCACGCCCATCTGGTGCTATCGCCGCGGCTCGAACGGCCTGCCCTACGGGATCATCCGTGGTCTGCGCGACATTCAGACCGACGTAAACAAGCGCGCTTCGAAAGCGCTGCACATTCTCTCGACGTCCAAAACCGTCATGGATGAAGGCGCGGTCCCAGACCTCGACGCTTTCATGGAAGAGGTGTCGCGTCCCGACGCCGTGATCGTCAAGAAGCAAGGCAAAGACCTCACGATCACAGCCGATCGAGACCTTGCCCCCGCGCACATGGAGCTTATGTCGCGCGACATTCAGATGATTCAGTCGGTCTCTGGCATCACTGACGAATACATGGGCCGCGAAACCAACGCCAAGTCAGGCGTCGCGATCCAGGCGCGTCAGAACCAGGGATCGCTGGCGACGGCCGCCCTCTTCGACAACCTTCGCTTCGCCATGCAAGTTCACGGCGAAAAGGAGTTGTCACTGGTCGAACAGTTCTTCACCGAGGAAAAGCAGTTCCGCATCACCAACATGCGCGGAACGCCGGAATACATCGTGGTCAATGATGGTCTGCCAGAAAATGACATCATTCGCACCAAAGCGGATTTCATCATTTCCGAGGACGATTGGCGCAACACAATGCGTCAAGCCCAGACCGAAGAGCTGATGATGCTCATGTCGCAACTGGCCCCGGTCAATCCGCAAATTCCGGTCATCATGCTCGACCTCTTGGTCGAAGGAATGGACATTCCAAACCGCGAAGAGATCGTCAACCGCATCCGTCAGGCGACAGGCATGCGCGATCCGGACGCCGAAGAGCCGACGCCGCAAGAGATCGCCAAGGCGCAGGCTGAGGCAGAAGCGGCAGAAATGCAAAAGGCCATGTTCGCCGCCGAGATCGCCGACAAGCAGGCGAGCGCCGCACAGAAACAGGCCGCAGCGGCAAAGGTCGCCGCCGAGGTCAACGCCAGCGCTCAGCGGCTTATTGCCGAATTGGCGAACAAGAACGTCTCGACACAAAAGGCCGCGCTCGAAACCGCCCTCGCAATGATCGCATCGCCGGTCATCGTTCCGGTCGCCGATGGCGTGCTGCATGAAGCCGGCTTCAAGTCTCGCACCGAGAAAGAAGACGACGCCATGCTCGCGGAGGCGATGCAGCGCAAGGCCGATCAAGACCAGGCGCGGCAGATGGC